GTATATGCCAATCGTGGGGACCAAATACCTCTACATCGTACCCTGAGTCTATCAACTTTTTCGCAAGGTTAATGATGCAAGTGGTTGACCCTCCAGGGTTTGACCACCCAGTAACAATCTTAACTTGTTGCGGCAATTTGCTTCTCCTCTAAAAGTCTTTCATAAAGGTCTATGCGTAAGTGGATATGCTTGTTGATGTCGTACCTTTCGTCAACAACCTTCTTAAGATTCTGTCCCATCTCCTTTACAAGTTGCTCTTCCTTACTAAGTTTGCTCAAGACTCTTACCCATTCCTTTTTATCGTTCTCTTCAGGAATGAGATAGCCAGTCTCATAGTTCTTGATAACCTCTTCATAGCAACCGACATTAGTGCATACAAGAGGAACTCCATAACGACCACACTCCATCAACTTGATCTCTGATTTAGAATCGTTGAAGTCGTTCATCTGAAGAGGGGCTATAGCAATGTCTAAGTCCTTGTACAAGAAGCCATACATATTTGGCGGTAGGGCGTGTACCCATGTAACATTAGGGTGTTTTGCTCCTGTCAAGAAGTTTCTTTCATATTCGTCCCAAACCTCTTGCTCCCAGTTACGGCTACCGTCAGGAGTTTTGGGAGGTCTTCCCATAAATATCCAGCGGTTCTTCTTCGTTCCTACAGTCCTGTTAACACCCGCTATAACGCCTCTGAACTGTTGAACATCGACCCTGTGGTGGATGCCTCCAGCCCAGCCTATGCGTGTTACCTTAGCCTCGGTCTTTGGAGCGTTCCAGCAATCAAGGTTGAAGTCTATGGCGTTCTTGATGACGGCTAATGTGCCTGTGCAGTACTGAGAGATGCGGTGAGCGAACTTATTCTGAGTAACGGAAACTAAGTCTGCCATGTTGTACAGATGCTGTGTTAACTCCGATAACTTCTGATCTATGTATACTTGAAAAAGCTTATGCTCTGGATACAGATTCGTTAGTAGATCGTCTGTGTCGTAGTGAAGAAACTTTCCTTGCTCCTTTACATAACGCATAAAAGAATAAGTGTAAGGACCACCGAACTGATGAATATTCTGAGTGAATACGACATCAGCCCACTCAATATCAGACAGGTTAGGTTCTTGTTTTGGTTGTCTCGTTGTTTCATCCCAATCAAGTGGGTTGTAGTTGAATCGAACTTCAACACGGTCAGGGTATAGTTCCTGCAACTTTTCTGCTGGCATAATTACGCGGTAGTATGCACAGCCACCTTTGTTAGCGGGGCAAGCTAGAATCTTTAGTTTCTTCTTCTTCTCCGTTTCGTATGAGACTTTAACCATAAAAATAGGGTACTTCTAATTAAAGAAGTACCCGTAGAAAAATTCAAAAGTTTATGCTAGTTTACATATAATCACCTAGATCATCATCAAGAATGCTAGACTCACTATCAAAACTTTCGGCTGCATCTGGACTCATAGCAGTCTTTGGGAAAATGGTCTCTTCCAGACTGTCAGCCATCGTCTTAAGTTCATCATACTCCTTCAGCTTCACTAGACCATGAATGTCGTGGAGTGAATCCATCCATTCACGGATCTCTGCATCACTTCCCGCAGGGGTGTTGCGTGGCTTTGGCTTAGACTTGTCGTAGTTGGGGAAGTTACCCATCGAGGTGGACTTCATCTCTTTGGTGATCTTGAAGTCGAAACCTTCTTGTAGATCGGTAATATCTCCGTAGTCTTCGTCAAAGATAGTATCCATGAACTTGGTGAATAGACCTTTGCCGACTGACAGGATCTTTACATCACCGCTCTTTCGATCAATAGCGTTTACATAGTAACGCTCACCAGCGCGAATGCTTCGTGCAAACTGGATGAAAGGCTTGGCTTCTGGGTTATCACGACCGATGGTCTTGATGTGATCCCAAACCTTGAAATATAGATCACAGATCGGACACTTCTCATCCTTCTTGCGTGGGCAGTGGATGTTCTTGTCTTGGATACGGTGAATAGCAGTCTCAGCGTAGAAGAGGTCTCGGTCAGAATCCTGTGCGGGTAGGATGCGTACCTCGGTCTCTCCCATTTCAAGCTGCATGAACTTCTTTAGGAAGTCATCGTTGCTCTTATCGCCGGAGTTGTTGCCCTGTAGTTGGGCATACTTCTTTCGTAGTTGGTCTTGGATGTTCATGTTATTCGGTTAGTAGTTTGTTTTCTGCTCGTTGATTTGCTGAGATTTGAATCAGCATATCTTTTTGGTTTTGCATTCCGATGGAAAGGGACTTAATCAAGTTAGCTTTGTACTTAGCTTCCACAAGCTCAATCTTTCTGGTTTGAACTTCAGGATCGTTTTCAGCCTTTGCTTCAACGGCTTTGTCCGTAGCTCGCGTACCGCTTGAAATGATTTGCGTTCTCCCTTCATCTCTTGCCTTATTAAAAGCGTTTTCTAAGTATAGCTCTGACTCACCGACTTGCTTCTGTGCATAGGCGTTGAGTGCCATAATAAAAGTGCAGTTCGCGCTGTGATTTAGGATCTTTTCCTGGATATTGTGGGAATCAACCACAATAAATTCTTGGTAAAACTGATCTACAAGAGCGTTGATATTCTTATAGATCTCAGGTATCTTAGTTAGTTTCATCGTAAAAAGTCTCGTTAAGGTACTCTATGAGGTCGGGGTTTTGTAAGTAAAGTTGTGTAAATCCAGATGACATCAACGATGTCAGGTACTCGTTAGTAGGTTCAAACATATCGGTAGAACCTCCCATACCAGCATACTCCAACACAATATGACAGACTTCGTGCAGCAAAGTTTGAGCAATATTTATCTCAGCGATAGGCTTGCCTTCAGATTTCGTTGCAATCGTGATTTGATTTTTTGCGAAGTCTACATATCCCCATGAGTCCCAAGACTTGTAGGGGTCTGGAGTATACCTAACGGTAAACTTTAGTCCTGCATAGTTGATTACATCTGGTCTGTTCATTGGTTTGATGGGGGTGCTTGCTTCATAACGAGTACATCATACTGGAACTCGATTCTGAAGGTGTCTCCTGGTCTACCGTTTCGGTTCTTCATAACATGGACTCTGCCTTCTCCTCCATCTCGCTCTTCTGCGTTCTGGTTAAGTGAGATTACAAAGTCGCAGGTACGAATCTTTCCGTAAGAGTCTGCTAGTTCTGTGTCCTTAATGATGTCCACGGACTTACCTTGTCGGTTGGTCTGAGTTGCCGTCCATACTGCTAGGTCGTTCTCTACCGCCAAACCTCTTAGTTCTTGGGCGAGCATCTCTTGAGACTTGTACTCAGGCACAGACGAATCCGTACTCATGATCTCAAGGTAGTCCACGATCAAGATGTCAGGCTCAAACTCAGAGAAGTTCTTTAATTGGTTTAGATAAGCACGAAGGGCATTAACCGTGCAACGCTTAGTTGGAAACTCCTTGATCACCAGCTTACCGAAGTTAGGATACTTCTTGCGTACAACACCGAGTCTCCTCTTTACTTCCTCTCTGTCAGTTCTGATTCTGCTTTGAGGAACCTTCGTAATAATGGAGTCAAGTCTTTGGGATACTCTATCCTCAGACATCTCAAGAGAGATGTAAAGAACATTTCTACCTTCCGCCATTGCTACCGCTGCTTGGTTGACAAGGTAAAGAGACTTACCTACTCCGGGAGGAGCAACAACCATAGCGAGTTCTTTCTTAGAGATACCTCCTTCAAGAACCTTTTCGTTCATGTATGGGAACGGGGTCTTGAAGGTAACTCTGTGTGAATCGTCGGTCAGCCTATCATAGCGAGCGTCAATATCATCAAAGTACGATTGCCCGATGTCGATGCTACGACCGACATTCATTGCCTCACGAAGCATAGTCGGGATGCTATCAACCTTGCCATCCTTAAGAAGATCTACAGACTCTACCAAAGCACCAGCTACTGCTTGGTGTTGTGCGAAGTCTTCAACCTTCTCCAGTAAGTAATCACGATTGTTGAGAGAAGAAACATCAACCGAGTTTACGCTCTCAAGTTCGGTCTTGTACTCACTGATATGTTCTATCTTTTTTACTTTCTTTTTGCACTCCTCAATGATGAAGTCATCGTTAGGAAGCTGCTTGTACTTCTCATAGTGATCGGTTATAGATTGAAAAATATTCTGATGCGATAGTGCATCAAAATAAGAAGGTTTCATCAGAGGAAGCACCTGCAAGAAAAAGTCCTTGTCGGACTTGCACAAGTAGATGATTCCTCTTTGAATCGAATCTTCAAAACGATAGGTTGACATTATTCTCCTGTTGACCCAAAGCCGCCTTCACCTCTTTCGGTTGGGTACGCCTTATTAAAGACATCCCAGAGGCTTTTAGTCATAAATGTTGGAGTAACAGAAGTGTCTGGCTGGAACATTAATTGTGCAATTCTTGATCCAGGTAGGATATACATGGTTTCAGATCCTACATTAGAAAGTAGAACGCAAATCTCTCCCCTGTAATCTGTGTCGATAAGTCCAGGTGAGTTTGGAATGAAGATTCCTTTTTTGCCCATTGAACTTCTAGGCAGAACCAATCCATACTCTCCTTTGCCGAACCCACAGTATACACCCGTAGGAATTTTTACTGTTTCTCCTTTCTCTATTGTTGCATTTATTTTTGATCTTAGGTCCCAAGCGTTAGCTTCTGGACTTCCTTTGTAGATCTTACAACCGTCTTCACAAAATACATTAACCATCGTGTCTTTTTCCTGTAAATCTTTTATCGTTTT